CCACAAGGTAGCGCATAATGGCAGATAACAAATGGTCTAGACCAGCTCAGCCACCACCGCCACTCTTTTTCAACGAGAAAGAGCGAGATCTGGTAAAACAAGTAAATGACGAACTAATAGAAAGAGTAATAGGACAAACAGTTGCTTATTACCCACTTTCCTTAGAACATACAAACTATCATTCACTTTATGGGGAGGCAATCCAAAAATCTTTCCTTCCTCCAGTTAGAGTATACGCATTAGTCAAGTTTGATGGTATTCAAACAGAAACATCAAACTACGGCCTAGACAAAACTGCTTCAATAACTGTAAACTTCCATAAAAGAAGGCTTACAGAGGACCAAGATCTTTATGTTAGAGAAGGAGATTTTGTGTTGTATGACGAGATTTTATACGAAATAACAACCCTTATGGAACCCAGGCTTTTATTCGGGCAAGCAGACAGAAGATTTGAGATTTCAGCCAAGTGCTTGAGATCAAGAGAAGGTTTATTCGATGGACAATAACGGATCAGAAAGATTAATACACATCCCGTTCGAACCCTCAACATTAGAAAACATTGACGAGGCTGTTTTTAACTTTGTCAATGAAGATCTAAACATTAGCACAAGAACAAACAAAGGCTTCAAGAAAGTTCCGGTTATTTGGCAAGGATCAGAACGAGCTTGGTATACAAAGAAAGATCCAAGAACAAATGACATTCTAAACTTTCCGATTATTACTGTTGCAAGAACCGGCCTATCAAAAGATCCTTCAAAAAAAGGAATCTTCCAAGGGAACGTCCCACCAGATTCTAATGGTGCTTCTATTCAGATTGCAAAAAGAATAATGCAAAGTAAAACAGCAGATTTCTCCAATGCATTTGCAAAACAACAAACCGGGCAGTCAACGCAGAACAAAAGAAGAAAAAAGACAAAAGTTGTTTATGACTTTATTGGCATACCTCAAGTGGTGCACATCAACCCAACTTATGAAGTAACCCTTACCTCGTTATACACCCAGCAAATGAATGAAATGATTCAGCCTTTTATGGTTCGAACCGGAAACATAAACTATGAGGTGGTGGAGAACAACTTTCACCGCTATGAGTTGTTTATGGACTCAAATTACAACATCTCAGACAACTCAGCAAATTTAGGCGAAGAACAAAGAAAGTTGGAAGCAAAAATCTCTTTTAATTTAATTGCTTATTTATTTGGCGAATATGTCAACGAAGAAAAGCCAAAAATAATAATCAGGGAAAGCATTGTAGAGTACAAATTTCCAAAAGAAACGATTATTTTTGACTTGTAAGTGTTTTTAGGATTTTTTCAACTATTTATTATTGAACTATAACTATAGTTAACTAAGGAGTTTTAAGCAATGGCAGTAGAAAAATTTAATTTTGTATCACCTGGAGTTCAGGTAGCAGAAATTGATCGATCGGGAGCTCCCGCCGCCGCACCCGTTATTGGACCGGCAGTTATTGGCCGAGCGCCCAAAGGACCAGGTCTGGTACCAACAAGGGTAGAATCAATCAATGAACTTTATGCTCTCTTTGGCCAGCCCAGCCCCGGCGGTCGAACTGGAGACGTCTGGCGAAACGGAAACCTCGCCGCACCAACACATGGACTCTATGCTGCCGAGGCATATCTTCGCAATAATGGACCCATAACCTTTGTTCGCTTGGTTGGCGATGAGGCGCCGGCAGGTGTTTTAGTAACCGATAGTGGCGAACCTGGGTGGGACTTTGATAAAGCAGTTGGGCTCTTTTTTGCTAATTCCATTTCCGGTTCTGGCGGAATAGATAACGTTACTGCTTCTCTAGGCGCTATAGTTTATTGTGACACCGATGCTGATGTGTACTTAGTCAGTGGTCAGAATAACCAAGATAGTTCAAATACAGACTATCAGATGTTTCAGTCCGACGTAGCTACGGCTTCAGACATGACCTATACGTTAATTGTGTCTTCAAGCCTCCAAAACCACTTAACCGCAACGTTTAATTTAAATCCAAATTCAGACTTATATATCCGAAATGTCTTAAACACGAACCCACACTTTACCAACGATGACATTTACCCAACAGGCGCTCTTAACTACTTCCTAGGAGAGACGTTTGAAAGCTCAATTGCAGAGCAGGTAGTTGGAAGCAGATCTGGCGCACCAACCAGTGTCGGCGGAACTAATGTTGCTTGGATGTTTAGAGCTTCTCTCCAATCTGGAACAGAAGATCACTCAAAGCGAGAGTCAAAAGCCTCGCCGGCTAAAACGGGATATGTTCTGGCTCAAGACCTAACAACTGACATTTCAAACTACAACCCAGCTTCAATGCAAAAGCTTTTCCGTTTTGTATCAACTGACGTCAGAGGCGAATGGGACAACAGGAACCTTAAAATCTCTATAGCTAATATCACAGCACCGACCAACCCAACTGTTGATCCATATGGGTTCTTTGATGTGTTGGTTCGAGAAGCTTCCGATACAGACAATAAGCCGGCAATTTTAGAACAATTCACCGGTCTTACCCTAAATCCAAACTCAACTGATTATATTGCTAGAAGAATTGGCGATCAGTATTATGAATGGGATTCAAACGAAAAACTTTATAATACCTATGGTACCTATGAGAATGTTTCAAAGTTTATTCGTGTGGAAATGATCGATGAGGTTGATAATGCAACAACAAACCCTGCGCTTCTACCGGCCGGATTTTATGGGCCACTTAGATATGTAGGTGAAGCCACTGCCCTCGCCGGTGCCTCATCTAATACTAGAACAATTGACGGGACCAACTTCCTGCCTGCAGGCACCCTAACAACAGCTTCATATTCCAGTGGTGGTGAAATACTAGTAAATGATTTCACGTCATCAATTTCGTTCCCGAAGATGGTTCTGAGGCAATCCGGATCCGATGGGGTCTCCACAATCACAAGGGCAGCCTACGGCGTGAAATCTGAAGGGACCCTAGGGCGACGGGATAATGGATATTCAGACTACCTTGTTAGGCTCTCAAGCGACGTCACCGATGCTCATGTTGCATCTTCAACCGAAGATACTGAATATTCCTTTATCTTCTCGCTAGATGACATAAGCGGCTCAACAACAGCGCCGGTATATGTTTCAGGCTCTAGAGCGTCAGCAATATCGCTTAGGGGAACCAGCGATTTTGATACCTTGCTTGCCGCCGGCATCAACTCTTTCACAATGCCATTGGCGTGTGGAACTGACGGCTTTGACATCACAGAGCCGGAGCCCTTTGCCAACAGGCTGCTAGAAAACAAGGACGATGGTAGCTCATATGAATACTATTCTCTAAGAAAAGCAATTGATACAATTAGAGACCCCGAAGTTATAGAACACAATGTTTGTGCTGTACCGGGTATATACACTACCGGTATTACTGACTATCTTATCGATATGGCAGAAGATAGAAGAGATACACTAGCTGTAATTGATATCGAACATGATTTAAAGACCAGGTTCGAACAAACCACCCAGCCTAGCCTTGGCGGCGATCGAATTACATTACCGAACGTTTCCAGCGCAATTAGCAGCATGAAGAGTCGTGGTTTTAACACCTCATATGCAGCTGCTTACTACCCTTCGGTCCAGATTGCGGACGGCGCAACTGGCGTCCGGCTCTATGTACCGGCTACTGTAGCGGCCATAGCTGCTTACGGCTCGACTGATGGTACTACGGCACCATGGTTCGCACCAGCTGGCTTTAACCGAGGCGGTCTTTCAGCCTCGTCTTCAGGCATAACCGCTACAGGAGTTGCTAGAAGACTAACATCAAGAGAACGGGACGAGCTTTATGAAATTAACGTTAACCCAATAGCTGAATTCCCGCAAGAAGGTGTTGTAATCTTCGGACAAAAGACGCTCCTTGCTAGCAGGACAGCACTTGATCGTGTTAATGTTCGCCGGCTTCTTATATATCTTAAGAAAGAAATATCAAGAATTGCCAACTCAATACTCTTTGAGCCGAATGTCCGTACAACTTGGAACAATTTCACAAGCAGAGTCAAGCCGCTTCTAGACAGCGTTAAAGCTGAATTTGGGCTGGAAGATTATCGCTTGATTCTCGATGAAACAACCACAACCTCAGAACTAATCGATCGAAATATACTATACGCCAGAGTGCTTCTCAAGCCAACAAGGACTATAGAATTTATTGCTCTTGATTTCGAAGTCTTCCGATCGGGCGCAAGTTTTGATGACTAATACTAATTATAATTAAAGGAGAATAATAAATGTCATTCTGGTCTACATCCACAAGCGAGCCCCGCAGAAACTTTAAATTTATTTTGAGAGTAACAGATATACCTGTGTGGGTGGTAAAAAATGTTAATTTACCAAAAATCTCAGTCAAAGAAGGCACCCATAAGTTCTTGAATCATACATTCTATTTTCCAGGTACTGTAGAATATAACACTGTCTCTTTTACGATTATTGATTCAATATCCGACGACATCTCTGCTAGACTTTTGGAGAGGTTTGTTGGTGGAGGCTATCAAACGCCAACAGACGGCAACGCTGCAGAAAGTACACTAATAACAAAAGGAGACTCAGTAGAGTCTCTCGGAAGTATAAAGATTGAGCACCTAGGTAATGGTAGAGATGGACACGAAGGCAATAGCCACATTTCTTTCTCGCTTCAGAACGCATGGATCCAGGACGTTGAGTTTTCCCAAGCGCTAGGGTACGACAGCGAAGATCCGTCAGAAATTAAAGTTCAACTAAGGTATGATTTCTTTAGTTTCGATAGAGGAGATGCTGGTGAAGCCCCAATTGGAGGCTTCGGCACCGCAAGATAAAAACTTACTAACCTCATAGGAGTATAATGAGAAACAATCAAGACCGTTTGGGGGCTCCAGAAGTTCCCCAAACATCCCCGGAACCAGCACCTGCAATGGCCCAGCAAGGTGCTGA